ACAAACCCCTTCCCGAGTGTGCTGGTGCAAGCTGCTACGCATCAGTTCGTTGCTAACAAAGTTGCCATCTAAGGAGAACTGACCATGGCCGGTACTATCATGCGCAGTACTCAGTTTCGGGGTGTTGTTGAGCCTATTCTGAACCAATACTTCGACGGTGTTTACGACCAGCGCACCGACGAATACAAGCAAGTCTTCTCTGAAGAGAGTGGCATTAAGCGTGCCTACCACGAAGAGCCCGTCCTGTATGGCTTCGGCGCAGCCCCTAAGCTGCCTGACGGCCAACCGGTTGTCTATGACGAAGGCGGCCAGCTCTTCACCAAGCGCTATGACTATGATGTTTATGGTCTTGCCTTTGCACTGACCAAAGTGCTGGTTGAAGACGGTGAGCACGTGCGACTGGGCACCATCTACTCCAAGCATCTTGCTCAGTCAATGGACGAGACCCTGGAAACTGTGACTGCCAACCACCTGAACCGCGCGTTTACTAGCGGTTATAATGGTGGTGACGGTGTGCCTCTGGTGTCAGCTGCTCACCCGATCGTTGGTGGCGCGCAGTCCAACGTGCTGACTAGCGCGGCCCTGTCTCAGACCTCTCTCGAGCAGGCTCTGATTCAGATTCGCCAAGCTCAGGACTCTCGAGGCAAGAAGATCCGTCTTGTGCCGAAGAAGCTGGTTGTTGCGCCGTCCAACATGCTTCAAGCAGAAGTCCTGCTGAAGAGTGTGCTCCGTGCCGGCACCAACAATAACGACCTGAACCCGATCAAGTCCTCCAGCTCGCTGATGGACTCTGCCTCGGTGCTGTCGCGGCTTACCAGCCCCAACGCCTGGTTTGTACAAACCGATGCTCAAAACGGCCTTAAGGTGCTGTGGCGCCGTAAGGTTGAAAAGGGCATGGAAGGCGACTTTGAGACCGACTCGGTTCGCTACAAGGCTACCATGCGCTTTGGCTCTGGTTGGACTGACTGGCGTGCCATGTTTGGAAATGCCGGGGTGTAACAGAGGCGACTAGCCTGCTTGGCAGCACTGAAAGGCGAGTAGCGGGTTTCCTGCCACTCGCCTTTTACTTGGAGATTCTGAAATGGTTCAAATTCAAAACGCTCTGCTGATCTTGCAGATCATTTCTCAGCTGTTCAAGACTATCGTAGCTCTTGTGTCCGCTGTTGAGGAAGCTTTGCCGGAGTCCGGTCAAGGTGCACAGAAACTGGAACTGGTCAAGGGCTGGTTGCAGAGTGCTATTGGCGCGCAGGAGGCACTAGTCCTCACGTTTGACCAGCTGTGGCCGGCCCTACAGACAACTATCTCGTCTATTGTGGCGATCAAGAACGCTACCGGCGTGTTTAAGAAGGGCGGCTAACATGCCGCTATACCTGCCTGTTAAGCTGCGCAGCACAGTCACCATTGCTGTGTGTGACCGCTGCAAGAAGAAGATGCAGCTGTCCGAGCTACGGGCGGACGGCAACAGTCCCGGCCTGCGCGTCTGCTCCGGTTGCTGGGACGTAAAGGACCCGTGGCGCTTGCCCGCTAGAAAAACCGAGATTATTACGGTCAGGCACCCGCGCCCTGACGAACCTTTGACAGTTCCTGAAGAATAGCTGTCTAGTTAAAACACTGAATCTAGGAGAACGCAATGGGCGTTGAAACTGAGCTGCTTGGGCTAAAGAACCGATACGACGGCAAAGAGTTCCGGGTTATTGAGCGTGAGGACGGCACCATTGCCGTATTGGCAGGCGACACGGTTATTGTGGACAGTGGGGTTGTGCCTGTAACTGCGATCCCCTCGGAGTCGGGGCGCACATACTTAGCAGGAGGGGTTGATGTTACCGATGAGCTGACCGCCGGAGGGAGCGGCGGCATCTCTCCTGATGCTGTGCAAAACCTCACCCTGCGGTCTGTGACGGACAGGATGGCTGATAACTCGCGCCTACGAATCGAGTCCTACCAGAAACAAGAAAACCCCGGAAACAACAATAAGGGAGGAGAAACCATTTGGCTGGATCTCGTTGATCCGCGCGCTAAATCCATGATCACGTGGCGACTCCCGGTTAACGCTGAGACACATGAGATTCTGCCACTCGGGACGGAACCTACGGACGCCCAAATGAGGAGCATTGTTTGGGCTGGCGCGCACTACTTTGCACAAGACCAAATTGATGACGAGGCTCCGACCGATGTGCACGGGCATTGGTCGGTGGAGGTGCCTGATGCGAACCTCGCACTACAGACCCGTTTTGAAATCCTGTATGTAGATCCGTCAGACAACAAAATCGGCATCGATAACACGATCATCAGGACGCTGGGAGCTGACTTTATCGTCAATACCACTGGCGGAAATGCGATGCGAGTGTCCTCGTTGACTGAAAACAAAGATATCGCGTTTTCGGTTTATCGCGATCGCAACCAGTCCGGGAGGCGGTGGGTGCTGCGGACGGAGGGCGATGCTGGCGGCACTAATTCTGCCGCAAATTTCGCGCTGATGCGCGCGCCGGGGGCAGACGGCAACACTCTAGTGACTGCGCTCTACATGCAGCGATCAAACGGGCGCATGCAACTCGGTGGCGGCGCCTCCCCGAACGGGACGCTACACATCACAGAAGAAAGCACGAACGTGCCGCTTGTCAGGCTGGAGCCGTCTGTCTCTATGGCGATGCCGGTGATCGACTTCCGTGCTCAAGCAACCGGGGATAGGTTTCTGTCGGTCAGGGTTGTCGGCGACAGTCTGGATCGACTGGCAGTGCTGGCAAACGGACGACTGGAATGGGGCGACGGTACGGCAGCACGCGACACGAATCTGTATCGCAGTGCCGCCGATGTACTCGGCACCGACGACAGCTTTAGAGCAAACCGAAATCTGTTCGTAAATACCACATCTTCAGGCTCCGGTCAGGGGGTGATCGGAATCGCAAACGCCACCACTGTGCCGTCAATCAACCCCACCGGGGGTGGCGTTATTTTCGTTGAGAACGGTGCGCTCAAATACCGGGGCAGCGCCGGAACTGTTACCACGCTGGCTCCAGCCTAACCACATAATGTAATCCCCGAAGGTTTAAGGATTGACCTTAAGGCCCGAACCAAATACTTGATTCGGGCTTTCTTTTACAGGCGTTAAAATAGTCACGCAGCAATATACAACGTGCTTTGTAGAATACAATTTTACAAAGTAGGAGCGTGACGTGTCTAAGATCATCAACGCAGTGCTTAGCAAGTTCTCAGCAAAGTACAAGAGTATCGACGAGCTTGGCAAACTGTATCTTGAGCAGCTTCAAACAAAAGACTATGCTGCCAAAACTATTCAAAACAAGGCCTGCTATGTAAACCATGCTTGCAGACTCCTCAGCGGTCTAAGTGTCAGTCAGTTGACCCCTGCCAAGATATACAGGACTTTAGAAGCATTTAACGAGGTAAGGTCTCAGACAGCCAAGTGCACGCTTATTGAACTTAGGCACATGCTGACTCTGGCTTTAAAGCTCGGGTGGGTTGACGAAAATGTAGCCTTAAGGGTAGTGCTAACAAAGTCCAAAGTACAACGTACCAGGCTCTCGCTTCAGCAGTGGCGCGCCATGTATGACTACAGCGCCGCAAGTTCAAAGCCCTGGGTACCCGTAATGCTGCTGTTAGCCTTGTTAACAGGCCAACGACGCGCAGACCTCTTGGCTATGCGGCACTCAGATATACGTGACGGATACCTGTATGTTAGGCAGCAAAAGACCGGTGCAAAGTTGGCGATACCTCTGAGTATTGGGCTTGATGTTTTGAACATTACGCTTAAAGAGGTGGTAGACTGCTGCCACAGATACGGGGCAAGCAGCGACTACTTGCTGCACAAGCTCAATGGGCAGCAGCTTTGCGCTGCAACACTGTCTTACCGATTTGAACAAGTACGAGAGGCAGCGCTTGGGCTCTGGCGTGAACCCGGTACGCCGCCTACGCTGCATGAGTGCCGCGCCTTGTCAGCCTGGCTATACCAAGAACAGGGTGGCGTTGACGTAGTTCAGCTGCTTGGGCACTTGGACTATAAGATGACGGCTGTGTATTTGAGCCGACGTAGGCGCGAGCAGGCCAATTGGCGGTACATTGTCAGTCAACCAGCAGCTGGCGGCGGAAGCGGTGAACACGCTGCAGCTGCTGTTCGTACGTAGTAAGTTAAACAAAAGCAGCTGTGAAGTCGAATGAACTGTCCGCAGACGCTCGGCTTAACTGTCAGCGTCGCAGGTTTATTAGCGACGCCCTCCGTACGCAAGCGACTTATAATTATGCTATTGGTAAATCTAGGTGCTCAGCATATGGCGACTTCCGGCACAATTGGTCAAACAAGATACACTCTCCTCCACGTCGTAGAAAAGGCTTTGCGTCGCTGCGGACAGAACCCCGCCGCAGTGACAGCTGAAACCCTTGAGCTGGCAAGAGAAGACCTGTTTCTGTTGATGATGAGTTTGTCTAACCGCGGGATCAACCTGTGGTGTGTGGACACACAAACAGTGTCGCTTGTCGTTGGTCAAGCTACCTACGTTCTCCCTGTCGGTACTGTAGACGTGTTGAACATGCTGCTAGCCACGCCTACCGGGGTGGGTGCAGAGACAACGGACATCCCGGTAACGCCGTTGAACAGAGACGACTACTCCAGTCTCCCGAACAAGTCGTTTCGTTCACCTACTCCGGTCAACTACTACTTCGAGAAACTTCTGGCGCCTCAGATCACTCTGTGGCCGGTGCCGAGCGATGACACTAAGTTCTTGAAGGTCTATCGGTATCGGCAGATTCAAGACATGGGCGCATTCACCGACGACGTGGAAGTCCCCGTCCGTTGGTTCGAGGCGATCACTTGGCATCTGGCACTGCGCCTTGCTTTCGAGCTCCCTGATGTCAAGCAAGAACGCGTGACAATGATTCAAGCCATGGCGCAGTCTATGACCTTGGAAGCCGACATGAATGAAACGGACAATGCTCCGGTGTATTTCGCGCCGAACATTAGCCCCTACACACGGTAACAGACCACCATGACCGCTGAAGCAATGACGTATTCGTCCCTCATACAGGACGTCAAAGACTACGCAGAACGCAACGACGCGCCGTTTATTGCGCAAATTCCGCGGTTTATCATGTTGGCCGAAAATAGGATAGCCAGCACAGCACGTGGTCTCGGCTACACGCGAATTGTCACAGGTACGGTGACAGCGGCGGACTCTGTTATCGAGAAGCCTGCCCGTTGGCGTGAGACCGCGTTGCTGTACGTCAACTACGACGGAAAGAACAAGTTCCTGCGCTCGCGGAGCTACGCTTTTTGTCGGACGGCGTTTTCTCCGTTTTATCAAGGCGAACCGGAATACTACGCTGACTACGGCTACGAACACCTGTTGATCGCACCAAAGCCCGTGGAGGAGTTCTCTTTCGAAATGACGTACTACGAGAGACCCCTGCCTCTGTCGGACGAGAACCAAACCAGCTGGACTACGCGTTACGCCCCCCAGTTGTTGCTGTACGGGGCGTTGCTCGAGGCTCAGCCGTTCCTCAAGCGTCCGGAGCGCACTGCCGAGTTCCAGGGTTTGTATGCGCAAGCCAAGGACGACCTTGAACGAGAGTCTCAACGCAGACTTACCGGCGACCAAGCCCTACTGAGTACCAACGGATAATATGATACACGAACTGATTTCTCGCTTGTTTCAAACACGCGACGCTGAGCACAGGGCTCTTGAAAAATTCTACGTTGACTCCGTTGAGTTGATCGACACATTCGTCGAATGCTACCAAGGTGCATTCGGTAAAATTGGTGTGTTTGACTTAGAAAAAGTCGATTACGACGGTAAGATTGTCACCTTGCTCAGTGACAACGCTTGTTGGATGAACGAGAACCGTGCAACCATTTGCCGTGGGGTCAGCCCTCTGCTGAACCTGCTGGACAACTTGATGGAACTGCATCTCCTGATTATCTATCGTCTACAAGAACTCAAGTAAGAGGCAGGAACTAACATGACTTCCACTTTCACAG